AATGTAAAAGATGTGTTTGAAGAACCATCACTAGCAGTAATACCTACGTTTTCAGTACCACTAACATTCTGTTTTGGTGTATATCTCAAAATATTTTGTGTTATTGTAACAGTACCTAGTGTAAGTGTATTATTTAAAGTATAGTTTAATGTACTTGTATCAATATCATTTGTATATATATTTAAATTAATACTTTTTGTAATATCTTCATTTGTAGTAAAAGCACCATTTGAAGAAGTTGGAGCATCATTAACAGATCTCACTGTAACTGAAATAGTAAAATTAGCACTTAAGTTATTATTATCAGTAGCACGAATTGTTATACTATCACTACCACTAACATTACTGTTAGGAGAATAAGTCAATAAATAACCATTAAGACTTGCTGTTCCTATTGTAGGATTTGTTATTATAGCATAAGATAATGCAAAACCCTCAGGATCACTTGCATATGCATTTAAACTAACGGTTTTATTTACATCTTCATTTGTACTAATAGAAACATTTGACACAGTTGGTGGTTGATTTGCTGCTGTATTGGCTATATCAAATTCTTTTTTCATGCCTTGATGTATGAAGCAATAGTATAATAAAGGTACTTGCAAATCGTCAGGAATAATAAAAGATAACCTTTCACCATTTACAATAGAAGCAACACCGTTTACAAGACTACCAGTTCCTGTACTATCAAAAACAATATCACTTGTGTTTTGTTTCCAACCTGTTCCGATATTAAATGGATGTCCAAAAGTATTCGTACTTTCAAAAATATAGGCTTTACCCTTTTCTAATGTAAGATTTTGTGATGCACTATTAAGAGCAGTACCATTTGGAGTAGTACTAAAGATATAATAAGGATCAGTAAATGATCCTGACGGATTTAAACGAACATAATACGTAGTAGCATTTACCACTTGTGGAATAGAAACTCCATTATAAGTATCACCTTTAAAATAATTTACATATTTATATCCAGCATCTTGTAAAAATCCGATTGTTATAGCACTAAAAGCAAGAGAACCATTGGCGTAAGGCGTCATTAATTCTCCATCTAATCCAGGATGTGTAATTCCATTAATTACACGTGAGCCACCATAACCTTCTTCCCAATGATAATTGATATATATTGATTCATTTTGCCCATTTACAGCAACAGTACTTGGGCCATCCATATCTTCAATTGGAACACCTGCCAAATTACTATTATTAAAATAACGACGATAGTAACGTGTCGCATTCTGACCATTCCAGTATATTTTTCTACGATTATCATTTGTGTCAATATAAGTAGCAACTGGAGTACCTTCTGTATTATCAATGACGATGCCTACTAAAAACATAATGTGACCTATTTCATGTATAACAATACTAGTATATACACTTTCTGTACTTGCTTGATTTACTAATTGCCCGTCTGTTCTCTGTTGAATATTAATAGTAACTTCACCACTTGTAACAAATGATTTGTTTCTCTCAGGAATACCATTATTATTCTCATCTACAGGAGCCCAAGTTCTTGGTCCAGCGTAAGCTAATGTTCCAGTATTTGGGTTTCCTTGAGCATCGGTCATTCTTTCAAAGCCAACATCTACGGTGATTTTCTGTGTTCCCGAAAGCATATTATCATTAATTATTGATTCCCAATAATCAAACGCATTTTTAATACAACGAAGATCACGGTCATCTGCCGTGTATCCAGTTGTGTTATTTACTGTCCAAGAGTAGCACGTATTTGAACCGCTCATCTTATATATTCAAATATTATATTTGTAAACGCAGAAAATATAATATTTATCATGAAAGGGTTTAAATCGTATATAATTTATATTATCATACATTATTAATGTCGCAAGAAGTAGAAGAATCCCCTAAAGTTACTGAAGATTTTCGTTCTTCTATTGTTGATTTTGCTAAAGATTTAGTCACTACTTTTCCCGAGTATGCTAATTTTTTAAATAAATGGACAAATAGTGAAACATCTGAAGAAGAATTTCAAAAATTGTTTGAATATTGTTTAAAAATTTATCCTGAACGTTTTTTTGATATTTTAAATCAGGATATTTCCCTTTTTTCAAAGGAGAATACATTAAATGTCTCTTTTTTTCCAGGATTAAACTTTAAGCAAATTTTTAACTGTGATGGAATTAGTGATAAAACCCGCGAAACCATTTGGAAGTATTTACAGGTAATTTTACTCACTTTAGTTAAATCTATGCAAAACAAAATGAAATTTGGCGAAGCAATGGATATTTTTAATAAAATTGACGTATCTGATTTACAGGGACAACTAGAAAACGCAATGTCCAATATTTCAAATTTTTTTGATGATTTTGAAAACGACCAAGAATCCGAAGAAAAACAAGAAGACAGTCAAAGTACTGGAGGTAAAAAAGCAGAAAGTTCAAGACCTAATATTCCAAACATGGAGGATATTCGTGATCATTTACAGTTTTTATTTAATGGTAAAATAGGAAAATTAGCAAAAGAACTAGCAGATGATATGGGAAATGATTTAGCTGCTACATTTGGTAGTGATTTAGACAATGTGAATTCTACCGCCGATGTTTTATCAGCATTAATGAAAAATCCAGAAAAAATGGGTAATGTGGTGAAAACCGTAAAAGAGAAATTAACAAATAAGATGGAAGCCGGTGATATAACAAAAGAAGAATTAATAAAAGAGGCATCTGAAATGATGAATAAGATGCAAGGATTTGGAGATAATTTAGGTGGAATGGCGGGAATGGGAGGAATGGGAAATCTATTTAAAGATATGGCCAAATCAATGGGAATGAATATACCAAAAGGCGCACGTATGAATACAGGTGCTATGAAGGAAGCAGAAAAACGCGCTACATTAAAGGAACGTTTAAAGGCACGCGCTCTAGCAAAAAAACAAGAAGAAGTAGTAAAACAATTAGAAGCAGAAGCAGTTCGTATACAACGTGAAAAGGAATATCAGATCTTTTTAAACGAAAATCCAGACCTAGAGAAAACTATTTTTTCACTAGAAGGTGATAAACAAGAAAAATCCTCTGTACGGGATCCCAATGTTTTGTCGGTGAGTCAAAAAAAACGTATGAAAAAGAAAGCGCGTAAGGAGCGTGAAAATACACAAAAGAAAGAGTCTGTAGAAACAAAATAGGCTTTAAAATTTCTATAAATAAATAGTATCCTAATTATCTATAGAAAGATGTTTAAAGTATCGAAATACATAAATATACCTGTATTTATAATTAGTTTTGCAATTGGTCTTTTAGTTGTTTATATGACTGCTGATGATAATAGAGTAATTCAAATTTATCCTACACCTGAAAATCAAGAGTTAATGTTATATAGAGATAAAGCACATCAATGTTTTACTTTTGAAAACAAAGAAGTAGATTGTCCTATGAATCCTTTAGATGTTTCAAAGATACCCATCCAGGGATAAAATGTATGCTTAGACGATTATACCTTTTTATAATTTCTGGGTATGTGTAAAAATACAGTGTATATATATATATATAATGAATTTTAAGCGTCTATTACATTCTTCTTTAGGAAAAATAATTATATCTATGTTAATTGGATTAGGTCTAGCCACTTTATTTCGAAAAGTTTGTAATGATAAAAATTGTTTAACATTTAAAGGTCCTATTTTAGGTGATATTGATGGTAAAATATACAAACACGGTGAAAAATGTTTTAGTTATACGGCCGTTTCCACACAATGTGATAAAAATAAACAAACGGTAGATATGTCTTAAAGGAACCAATGTTCCCTTAAAAACCCCCATTAATAGTTCTAAAAATAAATAAGGGGGATCATAAGGGGGGAGTTATCCCCCTTAAAAAAATGCGATTAATAATATTACATTTAATATTTAATATTATATAGTTTAGTTATGTCTACCACAATGATTGCAGAATTACCTGAAACAAATCGGTCGAATGGTCCTGTAAATATTCAGCAACAAATATCACAAATACCACCAATGCCGAAGCAAAATCAGATATCAACACAGCAAATAAGTAATGAATTTTATGGAAATATATCAGCTCAGCCGCAATTTCCACCACAACAGCAACAATCGATTACAGGAGATGATAGTTTAAATTATCAGCCAATAAATGTACATCCAAATCCATATGGAACTTCCCAAGTATCACCAGAAGGATTACCATTACCCGAACCATCGCCTCAAAGGAATCATCAACCACAACCGCAACAAAATTATACGATTGATACTATGCCGAAACAAGGTCTACCTTCACGAGATATTCCTCAAAATACATTGGAATATCAGCACGACGAACAGATACAACCAAATCATATTCCAAGCGTTAAACTCACGTCGGATTACATAAAAGATTATGAAGAAGTAAATAGCGAAGAATTACGTATGCACAGAGAAAAAAAATACAGACAAGAAACTGCCCAAGAAACGATAAGCGAATTTCAAATACCAATATTGGTAGGCATTCTGTATTTTATTTTTCAAATACCTATTATAAACACGTGGATGAGAAAATACCTGGCGTTCGCAAATTTACATACAGAAGACGGTAATTTCAGAGTTTCGGGGCTAATATTTAAAAGTGTATTATTCAGTGCATTGTATTATCTAATGCAGTCTGTTTGGACAAAATTAAGTAATATTTAATATATCATTTCTTTTAATTGATCTTGTTTTTTACTATTGTGTAATTTATTTAATTTACGTAACTGATTAAATCCATCATCAATCAATAGCCCTATTGTTTCATTATCATCTTCTTCTTTATAAAATTTGTAGCGATAACGAAAATTATCCATAATATAAGCACCAATATTCTTTTTTGTTTTACTTTTCGTTATTTTATTAATATTAATGTTTTCACGTTGTGTAATATTACCATCATTCCATTTTCCCAATGAATACCCCAAATTATTACAAACCCTCATTTTGGATCTATAAAGAGCAACCACCGTTTTTTTATTATATGAATTCATTTTAATTAATTTTATTTAATATTTATTATATTAAATAGAAAACTTTCAATTTTATTAACACCTACGATTTAAAACGGGCTAATAATCCTCTGATTCCTTTTGTTTCTTTCTCAGGTGTTTTTTTCTTTGTTTGTTTTTTCTTGGACTTTTTGGAGCTTTTTTTTGGTTTTTCATCGCCAGGTGAATATTTCAAAAAGAATGTTTGAAATTCCTTAGAATCTCTGTTTTTTTTCAATTCTAAAAACTTGGTCGTTTTCTTAGCACGAATATTTTCCATTGTTTCTTGATGACCAATGCATTTTGGTCCAAAACGTTTTAAGAGACCATTTTGCGCAAGACGATTGCGTTCTTCTAGTTCAAAAAGATAACGCGCCATACATAAAATGCGATCATGAAAGTAATATTCTGTATCTACAAACATAAATGCTAGATAAAAACTCATAATTGTATCAATCGAAGCCACATTAATTTCCGAATTTTTTATTTGGATAGTATTATAATTATGACATGCAATTGGTTTATAAATAAATCCAAGAAGTTCATTTTTATATCGAATTTCAATATGTTCGGGTATAATTTCTCCAATTTGTTCGTGGTTAATTTTTTTCACATTTTTAACACCTGCATCACTCAATCTTTCTAATATAACAGTAGCACATTCTTCTGGATTTTCGTGTAAAACATCAAAATCAGGTATTTTCTCTACAAATGATTTCCCCTTCTTGGACATTTGTCTAGAATATAGGCTAGCAGCATATCCACCAAAGAATACGGCACCTTGATCTATAAAGGTGTCGCGCATAGTTAAATAAATTTTTTCTGTTTGACGTGTATCCTCCATTTTTCTGAGAAAATCTACCTTGGAACAATCGTAATTTATTTTCATAGGATGATGTTTGTTTAATAAATTAAGACGTTTTAATACCTTTTCCCATCTGCTTATATCACCAGCTGGACGCGATAATTCTAAAAACATTCCCATGCGTAAAAAATCAGGAGGAACATATTTAATTCCAGAGACAGAAACGGCCTCCAAACTTAAAGAATCGAATAATTCTTTATGAAGGGAAGTTATATCGGCCATAGGAATAAAATTTACAAACACTTTAAACGTCCCTTCGTGAACACCGGATTTTGCTTCTACATTTTCATATCCCGATGCATAATAAATATCAGCTAATTCTTTTGCGTGATTTAATGCATCATATGAATAAAAATCATAATCTGGAACTTCGTATTCTTTGTTATAAAATTGTGCGTGTTTTGGTAAAATATTATTAATTGCTGTACCACCGTAACAAAGAAGTTTTTTCTTTTTAAGGAAATCTTCTACTATTTCAATCATTTTTTTTATCTCATCACTACTCGCAATCTTTTGTCCAGTTATTTTCTCATTTTTATCTACAGCCTGACGTAAAATAGCAAGTTCACATTCTTGGAACGACATTCTATCACTACATTCACTTGGACGATATTTATGTTTTCTATTTTTTTTTGTTTTGGCCATTTATATTATATATGGAAAAAGTTATATAATATAATTATCTATTCATATTGTTTAATTGCGGATTCTAATCTTACATAGGCACTGCGATTTGTTTTAAATATATCTTCATAAGAACGCAAATTATTGTCTTTAACATAAAATGCTTGCGCAACTGCCTGAGTACCATAATTCTTCATTAAATACATACTGTCCGAATTATTTGTATTATTAAAAAATCCAAGATCTGGAAAAACAATCCTAAATAAATAGACTGATGGATCCGGTGGATTAATCGGTTGAAATGTTAGTTCACGTTGTAAATAAGTGCGAATACTTTGACTATTGCTTACCATATTAACATTATTTGCTAAACTAATGCATTCTGTCTGTTCAGGGGAACACGTCGAATAATTTTGATAACCCGGAGAAGAATGTTTATCTACCATTACAACTACTTTTCCTTGTAAAGTAGGTAATTGTGTGTCTAACGTTA